TATTAGATTATTGGTATCCAAATGCAGAATCGTATGACGACATCACAACAACAGACTTCAGTAAATGGCGAGGACGAGTGGATGTCCTCACTGGAGGCTTTCCGTGCCAGCCTTTCAGTTACGCCGGGCGACGAAGAGGCGCGGAAGATGACCGCTACCTCTGGCCGTCAATGTATCGCGCCATCGATGAAATCCAGCCCACTTGGGTTGTGGCTGAGAACGTTGCTGGAATCCTCACGATGGTCGAGCAGGGCGAGGTTTCTAAGGTGGCAGGTTCAGCCACTCTTTTCGACGCGTTTGACGACCTTCGAGGACGATTCGAACTGCGAGAGACCTTTACCCTGCAACGCATCTGCTCAGACCTTGAAAGTCACGGATATGCCGTCCAGCCGGTGCTTGTTCCGGCTTGTGCCGTCGGAGCCCCCCACCGACGAGACAGGGTGTTCATCGTCGGACACCGATTGGACGATGTTACACACACCGACAGCGCAGGAGCCAGGGATAACGACGGAGCGACTTGTGACGAAGGACGGAAAGCCCGCGAGGGTTGGCGAGAGAGCCTACGACAAGGACACGGGAAGGCTGGCGCAAGTGGGTCTGAGTCAGCAAGTGATGATGATATTGCCGACACCAACGGCGCAGGACAATCCGCATCCGAGCAACCGAGTGGACGAACACGGGATACGGTGGACATCGGGAGCAGCTGCCAGTCACTCAATGGGACTGAGCGACCTCGCACACTACGAGATGCTTCCGAAGCCTTTCCTGAAGACACCATGCACGGCAGATTCGTACACGGACAACATGAAGTCGAAGGGTATCAGTGGAACATCGGGAACGCTGGCGCAGGAGGTGGTCAACGGCTTTGCATCGGAACATCGTGGGCTGACGATTCCGACATTGCCGGACTCGGACGATGGGCAAACTTCCCGTCTGTCTACCCTGTTCACCGAGGAAATGATGGGCTTCCCTTTGATGTGGACCGCCTTACCCTTTCTTTCGGAAAGTGGCGCACCGAAGCCCTCAAAGCCTACGGAAACGCCATCGTCCCCCAAGTGATGTACGAAATCTTCCGAGCAATAGACATTATCGAAAACGAATAATATGCAAGACTTCGACGAACTTAAACAAACTAAAGCGCAGTGCATCTCGGACATTCGGGAGGCACTGCCCCTTTATGCCAATAGGCTGAACAGCATCGACGAGCGACTGATGATTTACATCGAGGACGCAATCAGCAACGAGGGGTCGCACGCCAACCTCATGGAGCTGCTGGGCATCCGCAAGGAAATGCGACTGATGGACTCCTACGACCTCGACCCCGAACGCGTGAAGCGGTCGCTGCGAGCCATCGAGGGACAGTGGGCGAACGGGCGACACGTTAAGGGCGGCCTGAAGTTCTCCACCCCTCGCGGCTCGCAGCACGTTCGGCTGATGCCGTTTCAGGCGTGGCTCATCTTCGAGATATATGCGTTCAAGGTGGACGTCAGCATGGAGCGCGAATACCACGACGGCGACATGCTGCTGCCTACGGAATGGGTACGGGACGGCATGGTGTGGGACACGCGACGGCTGACGCAGGAGACGCACTGGTTCCTCACGCGAAAGAGCGGCAAGACGGAGCTGGGCGGTGCCGTCGATTTCACCGAGGTGGGATTCCTGGGCGACGTGAACGGGCAGGCTCTCATCTGCACCAACTCGAGCGAACAGAGCCAGATAGCCTACAAAGCCATCCGCGAGTTCGCCATGCAAGTCGATCCGACGTGCTCGAACCGCATGGGCGGCAAATACTTCCGCATGACGCGCAACGGACTGAACTGGCAGCCCGGACACCCGATGAAGGGCGAAATCAAGTGCATGGCAGCGGGTAAGACCTCGAAGGACGGACTGTATGCCTCAGTCGTACATGCCGACGAGCACGGACAGGCGGGCTATGTGAATGCCCACAGCGACATGCAAGCGGCAGTCGATACCTGTTGGGGCTCAACCGGTCCGCGTCGTGAAAAGCTGCTGCTGCACACCACCACCGCCGGCCGCATCAAGGAAGGCCCCTACAAGACGAAGATTGAGCAAGTGGAGGCATCGCTGCTGGGCGAGATGCAATACCCCCTCGGACAGCCCCACCGCACGCCCGACGACTACTGGTGCGCCTTCCTCTTGCAGCTCGACAAGTGGGAGCTGACCGACGACCTGACGAAGCTCGACGACCCCGAACTCTTCAAGAAGGTGAACCGCTCGATAGGCACCACCGTCCAGCCCACCTACTACCGAGAGCGACTGCACGAAGCCGCCACCGGCACCGAGGACACCAAGCAGGAGGTGCTGACGAAGGACTTTAATATGTGGCAGCAGGGCAGGATCACGACGTGGATGAAGGGCGACCGCATAAGACCGCTACAGATAGCGCGGCGCATCACAGATTGCAAGTATGCTGACGGGTGGCGTGTGTTTGGTGGGTTTGACTTTAGCCAGGGCGATGACCTCTACGCCGAGGTGTTCATGGGTGTGAACTACACCCCAAGCGACACCATGCGCGGCAGATTCTTTGCCGACGCTTACGCCTGGGTACTTGAAGAGACCATGAAGGAAAGTCCGTTGAGACCGCTCTACGAGCAATGGGTAGAGCAGGGATGGCTGTTCGTCTGTCCGGGCGAGGTGTTTGACAGCATGTATGCTATCAACAAAGTGGCCGACATCACTTACGAGAGGAATGCCGACGGCTCGTTTGACTACGCGCGACCCATCTGTGATGTTGCGTCGTTTGGCTACGACCCCGCACAGAGCATCCAGCCCATCAATCAGCTCAAAGCATGGTTGCAAACACTCTTTCAGGCAAGAGCCAAGGCGCAAGGAATCGCCGTCAGTTCAAAGGAACTGGCCGAGGTCATTCAGCGCATGGTGATACCCGTCTCGCAGACCTCGATGACGCAGAACCCACGCATCGCGGAACTTGAACACATGATCCTCGAAAAAGAGCCATGGATAGAGTTTAGCGAGAGTCCCCTGTGGCCGTTCTGTTTCGGGAATTGCGCTGTTGAAACATCGAGCAGCGACCTCCGGCGCATTGTGAAGGGTGGCCCCGCAGCCTCGCACAAGATTGACCTGGTGCATGGCCTTCTTGATGCGCTGTATTGCTTCGATGCTTCGGAAGGCCGGATTGAGAGGTAAGATGTAAGCATCTGACCTCTTCTTATTTTGTGCTAATACTTGCACGGAAAAGCCTTAAAATGTGTAACAAAGTACACGTTTTATCTTAACAAAGTATAAAAACATACACTTTTTGAAAGAAAAACGTGTAAATACTTGCACATATTAAAAATAATGCTTATCTTTGCAATGTAAACAATAAACAATTAGAACCGGCGGCAACGGATAAGCGGCACAAGATTATGAAGGCTTTTATCGAAATCAACACCAAGAACAACAAGAACGGTCAGATCTTCATCAACGACCAGGTGAACAACATGAACGACGCTTACGCATGGTTTGACCTGAATATGGACTATCTGAAGCAGCAGGCAAAACGCAGGAGCATCGCAAACGTCAGAATGTACGTCAAAGAGCAATATACAATCATCTACGACTATACAATCTAATAAAAGGAACGGGAGGGGCAACCCTCCCACCCATTCACAAACAATAATCCTTAAAGCTGGGAGCAACAGCATAAACAACGCTAAAAGACAATGAAAACTACAGCAAACAACACCGAGCGCAATGATACAGTAAGATACTGGTTAATTGACAAGGTGACAGGCTTCAAACCCGAAGGCATTGATCTTATAAACGAGTTCAATTACATGCAATCTCTGGATAACGCTATCAAGTTGGCAAAGGAGTGTGAGGCACGAAACCACCACGATGTAGAGATTTGGCGCGAGACCCGTCACGGCAAGAATGTTAGAGTAATATGGAAATAAGGAGGGCCGACTATGACGACGAAACTTGACAGGCTCACGATGCTGCGCGACGCGCTGATTGAGTGCAAGAAGGAAAGCGTGAAGGATGCCGACGAGTGGCAGACCTACAACGACATGATGGCGAAGGTGAACGACCTGCTGACCGAGGAAAAGCGCAAGGCGGGTTATATGGTGGTCTATCCGATAGTGGACGGTTCGGCTGGTGAATCACTCTTCGAGGGTACGCCTGAGCAGTGCAAGATATACACCGGCATCCTCTTTGAGGAACATCCCGAAATGAAAGGAAACATTATCGTATTACAATTATAAGGAACTATGACAGACGAACAGAAACAAGCGACCCGTGACCGCATTGGTCAGCGCATCGCACAGCTGCGGAAGTTGGCAGGCATGAGCCAGGAACAACTCAGCGAGCGGGCAGGGCTACAGCGTACCCACGTCAGCCGCATAGAGGCCGGCAAGTACGCCGTAACGCTCGAAACCATCCAAGCCATTGCCGAAGCCCTCGGAATGACGGTTGACATCATCGACCCACGGCTGGCCGACCTCGCACCGCTGAATAAGTTGCTATAACATAGCAACAGACGCAATAATCAATCGAGAGACATTTCCCGACGGAATGCCTCTCTTTTTATATGTACCCTAAATGGGGAAATTATGACCACATTTATAAAACACGTACCCGAAAAAGCGAATACGGGTACATAAAAAAGAGAACTATGAGCTTAGATTTATACATCAGAAGCCACCACCCCGTGAAGCATCGGGGAACGGGCGTGTTTGTCCGCGACAACGGACAGACGAGAGAACTGAAGACCATCGACGAGGTGAAGGCACACTTCCCCGACGCTGACACAAGCGACATCGACATCCGCGAGTGGGAAGATGACGAACTCTTCCATTGCAACATGACGCACAACCTGACCGAAATGGCACACCATGTGCCGATTGAGGGAACGGACGGCGTGTGTGCGCTGCCACGATTCAAGGATGATCCGACGGACAAGCCGCTGACGGCCTACAATCTGCTGTGGCACCCAGAGACTAACCCACGTCTGCGGCAGATTCACCTGAAGGGAAAGAACTCGGACGGTGAGGACTATGAGGAAGACGTGACGGCTATCGACGCGGAACTGGTGCGCCAAGCCTGTGCCGTCCACCTCTACATCAAGTCGCATCGTGAGGAATTGTCGAAGTTCAACCCCTCAAACGGTTGGGGCAGCTACGACAATCTGCTGAAATGCAGCGGTGACTTCCTGCTGGCTCTGTTGGATATTCCAGCAGAGGAATACGACAATTATTTCTTGTATTGTTGGACGTGAAATGACCCATGAAGAAAGTCACGTTTAAAGGATTAAACCCTGATGACTTGCATACCTGCCAACACTGCCAGCACTCTTTACACGACATCGGCATGTGTCAGAAGGTGTGCGCCAAGTCGGGACAACCCATCGCACCGATGGACTATATTCAAGTGAACGACTGCGAAGAATACAAGTCGCCATATCTCTCCGACTACCGACGCAGGACGGATTTGGAAAACGAACTTAAAAACAAATAAGTTAAAGATATGTTTTCACTATTAGAGCAACACAAGGACGGCTCTTGGTGGTATCATCCAGGATGCACGTTCAACACTCCCGAAGAGGTCGAGGAATGCTTTCAAGACATGTTCAAGCAGCACCCCGACCGACCTCACAAGTGTTTCGAGCATGACGAACCGATGTTTCAGGAGTTCGCCACATGCACCAACGATTTCAAGACGTTTCACTTTGTCGGCATCATCCATTGGCCGAAAAGCAGATATGGTGAACTATTAAAGTAATAATTAGGAACTATGAGCAAAGACAAACGAGTTTATATCTCTGGACCCATGAGCGGCGTGCCACGGGATCAGTATCTGGAGATGTTTCGACGGGCGGAGCAGTCGCTTCGTGATCGAGGTTATCAGCGCATTGTGAACCCCATTCGGGTGTGGGCGTGTCGGTGGCCGTGGCTGTACCGCATCGTGGGCTATCGCCTGACGTTGCTTTATGACCTTTGGCTGCTGACGCGCTGCGACCTTATATATAAACTACCAGGTTGGCAGGAGTCACGCGGTGCGAACATCGAGAGTTGCGTGGCCTACCATTTCAAGATTTGGCATGTGCCAAAACAAGACATCGCCAAACTCGACAAGAAACTGGCGAAACTCCAAGAGAAGTACGGCATAGAAATAACACATTAAGTCTGTTGAAACATGCTTATTTTGCTAATTCTTGATAATTTAAGCAAA